ATTTAATATCCAATATTCTTCCCATCCTGATGCACTATCCCCCGGTTCAATATTTGTATTATCTTTTATACAAGAGTACCATTTAGAATTATGCTTTACTCTGGCATTAGCCCCTGTAGCATCAGGGTCACGTATAATTACACTTAGATATATAACTTCTAAGGTTGTGTTGTCTGCTGTTACTTGTAGGTATCCGGGGTGTATATGTCTTCCAGCAAAGAATAGTCTTTTACCAGATTGGGCAAATTGCATATTGACATATTTTTGCTGGGCATCTGCGTGTATAACGCCATCTACAGTTCTGCTTATTTTTTGTGAAGGTGACTCAAAGTTTCTTAAGGCTTGGTTTGTTACATCAAAGATCCAGAACTCATTATTCAAATCCATGACAATCTTTTCTACAATATTTCCGTTAGGAGCGGTTAAAGCTACATAAATACTTGCTGGGGATTCCTGCTTAAGTTCATTTATAATAGTTGAAGTACGTACAGTCTGTAAGTATCCTCCTGCATCAGACGCCCCAATAAAATCTACTCCTCTACGCCGTCTAGTAGACCCATTCTGGAACAACTCTACATTTGTTGTTCCATCCATGAGTTCAGATGGCATCACATTAAGGACTGAAGCTTCAGTGTTCAGCCCGTCTGTAAAGCCAGCAACAGGTAATTGGAGTTTCTTAGTTGACATCAGGGCATATTTTACTTCGTAGAAGGTCTACCAACTTTTTTAGGAGGAGCCGAAACTTTTTCAAGATAGTCATACAAAGCTCTTTCAGCGAATGTCCTATGTGTGAAAACTTCATTCCTTACTTGCCCCTTTTCTGATTTTATCTTGTAACACATATTATTTGCATCGTGGATAATATGCCATCCTGAACCATTGGGAAATTTGGTCAAATCTACCTGTTGCATTATGGAAGTATCCTTTCTGTTCTATTAAAAGTATTTCTCATTGAAGGTCGAGGCACTACGTGTTTACGACGATCATCTGGTATATCGACTAGTCTTGCGTTTCTAGAAAGTGACGCAATAGCATTATCAGCTTCTCGTTTTATAGCTGAATAGCCTTGAGTATCGCCTTTAATTTCTAACATAGCTCGTGCAACACAGCGTTGTGTTAACGCAGGAAATGCTTGTGGCGGTAGGTCAAAATATTCCGTATCTGCTGTTAGTCTACTTGTTGGGTGATCGTATAGCATAACATCAGTATTAGCTTTTAGCAGACCTGATGGATTAGGGTAGGAATCAAATACAATAGTTAAGTCGTCAAAACTAGTGAAATATTGAGGGTTACGATCAGAATATACGTGGACATTATTGACTTCAGTTATATTACTCTCTGAAGTTGACCTTGTTATTGTGTATGCTAGAAACCTACTATGTTCCATCCAATATACTTTATCACCAGCGTAGTACATCGTAAATGGGTCTAAGGCAATAGCAGTAGTCGGAAGCGTCATCTCATTTTTATTGCTTGTGACTTCTAACTTACCTAGTGTACGAGTATGTCGCCAGCGGTAATTAGAAATAAGTCTCTCAAACTCTCTATTAGCAATATTCACACACATCCCTGCATCTTCTGTTTGACCAACCCCAGTTACATTTTCAGAGTCAGTAGCAGTCAGCATGTCTTGTACTATTTCAAGAAGCGTAAGTTTCATAGCTTATCTCTTAAGTAGGTGCAATAGTGAACATAACCGTAGCAATTATAGTATTTGTAGATGCCCCATTCGTAATCACTTCAAGTTTATTACCTATTGCTAAAGTTCTATTCGCAGATGGTGAAGATGAATCGACATCACCAGCAGCAGAGCCAGATTGAGTGATAGTAATATTACCGCCTGTTACAGCCGTTCCGTTAATTTCAGTTGAAATAACTACATCTGATGTTGCAATAGCACCGTTAATTATAGTTTGTATTTTAGTTATATTACCTGTACATGGGGAAGGTATCCAAACACTACTAGCTGTACTAACATCTGCCAGTGTCACAGATAGATAGATGTTATTATCAGCAGCAGTCCAAGCCCCACTCCCAGAACCATTAGCAATATAAAGATCGTCGGCGTTTGCAGAAGCTACACCCTTCGGCTCGTGCAAGTCTGCCCCAGTTAGTGTGGAATGTGCAGTAGCCATATTAATCTCCTTATAGTATGGGAGGGAGTATTAACCCCCTCCCAACTATAGTTTACAGTTTAGCGGCCTTCATTCTCGTATGAGAGTACGAGTTGGAACATACCAACACTAGTAGTACCATCACGATCAGCCGTGACATGGATAATATCACCTTTATTGAAGCGGCTAGTATCCGTACAGAGGATCTCTGCGGCACCATACGCTGCAACAGCAGTGTCGTTATCCGTTCCTTTTGCAGCTTCAGTACCAGAACCTATACCAAAGTATCCAAGTACATCGTCAGAATTGGTCTTATTGATAAAGGAAAGTTCCCAACCAACAGACCCATCCATAGCTACTGCACCATTAGCATATTTTAGCATAGAAATTTTGCCATTGTCTTCGGCAACAATTTCCCATGTAAAATCTGCGGAAGTAGTAACATCTTTAGTGTATTCTACTACTCCATCTTTTAGGCGGTTAGTTACGCCTACTTGGTCATCCCACGTAATATCTGTAGGAATCTGGGTGCTTGCTAAGTATTCACCAGCACCCGCACCAGCAGCCGATCCAGCAGGAGTTCTTACTTGCGTCATTTTATCCTCCTAATCAGTCTGTAATGACGACAACAAGTGACTCAGGGCGATACAGTTTAATACCGTAGCGCATAGTCACATGATATACGTCAGAACGAGTGTTGTTGTCATACCATGCATCCATGTCAGGCATGGCTCTCATTGCTCCGATGAAGGCTTCTTCACCAAGGAACATGTTAGCTACACCACCAGTGGCGGTTAAAGCACCAGCACCGGGGGCAGTTGCCGTAATGGCCTCTGAAAGAGAGTTATCAAGGAATAACGACTCAAACAAATCAAAACCAGCAAAGCGACCTACATAAGCTGTACCGTTCATACCTTCGCGGAGATGAGCGTTAGAGCCATATACGTCTTGCTGAATTACATTACTGATCGTCTGCAACTGGTAAGTTACTTCAGGATCAACAAATGCACGGCGGTTTCCTCGCATTACTTTTGCCTTATCCAAAGCAAGTTTAGCTTTTTGGATATCAGCAAGAGCAATTACTCTGGCTGTTCCAGTACCAACGTAGCGATGGTTAATGCCATTGATGGTATTAGGATCAGTAGCAGTCTGGCTTGCTTGTAAATTAGCAATATCAGACTCTTTCTGCTCTAGTAATGCACGGGTTAGTTTTTGCACAAAGTTACTTTCCGCAACACTGACATAGAAACTATCGTGACGGAACTTCTCGGGAATTTTGAAGCCCGACTGATAGTACTTATCAATAGTCAGCGTAAAGTTACCTGTGGTAGGATCATCTAAAGTGACTTGCGCCCCTTCAGAATAGTTTCGCACCGTCATTTCTGACAGTGTGGGGATGTTCAACGTATCGCCATCAGGAAACTCAGTAATCCACCGGACATGAGAATCCATCATAAGCTCTTCTTGAAGAACATCCTTTACCTCATTAGCCCATACATTTGTACGGATTAATTGAGAATTATTGGATGTGTCGAGAGCCATCTCGATTCCTCCTTAGTTAAGTTGCAAAGAAATCAACACCTCGTTCCGCAGCTTCGGCGGCAGCAACCTCCATCTGCTTACGGAACTCGACACTCTTATATAAGCGTGGGTTTTCTTTTCTAACTTCCCTACACTTATCCCAAGTTAGTACCCCTTCAAACGTCGGTACGCCCCCAGTAGAGTTGTTGATTGCTGGTGTGTTACTTACATCTACTTCTGATGTAGGAACAGTACCAGTGATGAATTTTACCATTGTATCTGGGTTTGTTCGACTCAGATTATCAATGACATCTTTTACATTTTTGTCATTACCAATGGCTTTGGAAACGGCTGCTTTAACTTTAATTTCTGAGCCGTATACTCCGACCAATTTTTCCAAAGAAGTATTTACATTATTTTGAGCTTGTGCAATTGCTTCTCTGTGTTCAAATTGATCATTCACGATCTTCGCTACATCTTCCGTTTGAATTTGAGTCTCAACTGGTGCTTGTGGTAGAGCATGTGTCTCGACACTCTCTTCCTCATTGGAATTACGAATTTCGCTTAGAACCTCGTTAAGAAGTTCTTTACCACCTTTATACTCATTCAGGTCAGACTTGAGTTCTTCAATATGAAGATTAGCGTGGTGGTACGCTTTTGCCAGATCGTCCGAAGACTTGTATTTTTTACCATCCCCGACTAATTGGTCTATATAGGCAGTTTGGATAACTTCTGGTTCTTTTACTTCTTCTTTAGGTTGGTCAACCTCTTCAATATTTTCTAGAGCATCGGTCAATGCTTCAGTCATTTGATAACCCCTTTAGTAGATTTAAAATATTCTTAGCTTCATATGCTTTTCCATCGTGAAAAGCTCTTTCTTCTTTATAACCCTCGGTAAAGGTGTTATCAAGAATCTCATCATATAGGTAATCCCGCAGGAATCCCAGAAGGTGCGGGCTGCCCTTCGCTTGCGCCAGCACTGTCTCCTTGTCCTCCTTCTTCGGTAAAAGTCTCGACACCAGTGCCGGAGACATCTCCAACTCCAACTGGTTGCCCTTGGCTGATTTCTTGGAGTCGTTTAGCTTCTTCTTGAGCGATTGCCTGAAGTCTAACATCTTCTTTGATTCCTGCATAGTCCTCTACAATCCCTTCGTCTTCAATATTAAGTTTACGCTCCCAGAAACTAGCTAACTTTGATCCATCTACATGCGCTCTAACTTTCGGGTCTTTCATCGGACCTGTCATAAAGTTATTCATTTCTAAAGTTTCACGATTACGTCTTGTCCAGTGTCTTGCACCAACTGCAACAAACTCTCCTCTTGAAAGGGCTGTTTGTTGGGCAAGAATTGCTAATGCGTCTGCTTCCTCGCTTTCTCCAAATATTTCAACATAATCTTCTATATCGAAATTAAGAAGCATTAATTCAAATGTCTCCTTAAGGAGTCCTTCTAGCATACGTTCAAATAGACGGGCTTTATCCACGAACATCATTGTTGCGTTTTGGTCTAATTTATTTACTTCAAATGCTGTCTTCTCACCGGGAGTACGTATCCCTCTTGTTTCAGGTGGCGCACCAGCCATCTCTTCCATCATGCGGTGGTAGTTAGCA